GGAGACTTTGCGTGGGGCCCTTCAAACGAACCAGTTCTTGTCGGTAACGAAGCAGAACTAGTTTCTAAATTCGGGTCTCCAAAGGACGGAAGTGATTCAAAGGATTTCCTTGCAGTCGCTCAGTTCTTAAAGTATTCGGGTAGTGCATTTGTAACTCGTGTAAATAACGGCGTTGCCGCAGCAGATGGTGTCATCTCTGCAAAACATGTCGGCGCGAAAGGCAACAAACTATCCGTAATAGTTTCGGGCGTAAGCCCAGACTTATCGGTCGCTGTTTCATATGACAATGAATCAGTCGAATCATTTGACTTCCTAAGTGCAACGGTCGGTGACGAACGTTATGCAGTCGAGTACGTAAACCGTCGTTCCAATTGGATCTCTCTATCAGACGTGCCAGTAGCTGGCACTTATGATTTAGAAGACGGAACAGACGTTGAAGGTAGCAACATAGGTGCGATAGAAAGTGCATATGGCGATGTTGATCAAATTCAGATCGACTTCATTTGTGCGCATAACGTTCCAAACAACCAAGTAACTAATGTTGTTCAAATTGCAGAAAATCGCATGGATTGTGTTGTTGTTGCATCACCAGACCAAGCGCCTTTCTCTGCACAACACGTTGTTGACTGGGCAGTTACAAAGCCTTCATCTTCATACCTAATCATGGACGGTAACTGGGTTCAGGTTTACAACAAGTATGAAGACAAGTACGAAATGATCCCAGCATGTTCATCAACTGCGGGTATCATGGCAGCGTCTGACCTAGATTCTGCACCTTGGTTCTCCCCTGCGGGAACGCGTCGTGGTCAGTACTTCGGTGTATCAGCACTTTCGTTCAACCCAACAAAGTCTGATCGTAACGCTATGTACGAAGCGCGAGTTAACCCAATCGTTTCTATGCCAGGCCAAGGCACCGTACTATTCGGTGACAAGACTGCACTATCACGTCCATCTGCATTCGATCGCATCAACGTCCGTCGACTATTCCTAGTCATCGAACGTGCAATCGGTGAAGCTGCGAAACAAGTTCTATTCGAACTTAACGATGACTTCACACGCGCAGAGTTTACAAACATTGTAGAACCATTCCTACGTGAGATTCAGGGTCGTCGTGGTATCACAGATTTCCGTGTAGTTTGTGACGATACAAACAACACGCCACAAATCATTGACCAGAATCAATTCATCGCGTCTGTCTTTATTAAGCCAGCACGTTCAATCAACTACGTCACTCTCAACTTCGTCGCGGTTCGTACCGGCGTCGAATTTGAAGAAGTTGTCGGCACTGTATAAGGAGATTGAACATGTCACTTAGAGTAGACGATTTTAAAGCAAAATTAAAGGGTGGTGGTGCACGTGCTAACTTATTCCGTGTCATCATGAACTTCCCTGCTTATGCTGGTGGAGATTCGGAACTAACTTCATTCATGTGTAAGGCATCACAGTTACCTGCATCAACGGTACCTGCAATTGATGTACCTTTCCGTGGTCGTGTCCTAAAGATTGCGGGTGACCGTACATTCGAAGACTGGAACGTAACGGTAACTAACGACACAGGTTTTGAAGTTCGTGACGCAATGGAACGCTGGATGAATGGCATCAATGGTCACAGTGCAAACTCAGGTCTAACAAGTCCTGTTGCATACCAAGCAGATATGACTGTAGAACAACTTGACAAAGACGGAAGCGTATTAAAGTCGTACACTTTCCGTGGTGCATTCCCAATCAGTGTCGCATCAATTGAGTTATCATATGACTCAAACGACGCGATCGAGGAATTCCAAGTTGATTTTGCAATTCAATACTGGGAGTCAAATACCACTAGTTAAAGGTATTATAAGTAAGTTTGATGGGGGTGCCTTGCACCCCCTTATACTTGAACTGAGGATCTTATGGCAGATAATGACTCAAACGTTTTCTCCGCATTCGGTTTCGAACTGAAGAGAGCGTCAAAAGAAAAAGATGAAAAGAAGGTAACGTCTATCGTCCCTAAAGTGGATGAGGATGGTGCTGGTTACGTCACCGCGTCGGGTTCATACTTTGGACAGTATATCGACATGGAAGGCGGGTCTGCTAAGGATAATCATGGACTCATTACTAAGTATCGACAAGTCGCGGAACATCCGGAAGTCGATGCTGCAATCGAAGACATCCTAAACGAATCTATCGTTGCGGGTGAACTAGAATCTACTGTTGCGTTGAACCTAGACAAGGTCGACACTTCAGACAAAATCAAAAAAACACTACTCGAAGAGTTCGATAACATCGTTGCGATGTTGAACTTCGAGGAATACGGTCACGACATGTTCCGTTCATGGTATGTCGATGGTCGTCTATATCATCACCTTGTAGTCGACACAACCAATCCCAAGATGGGGATTCAAGAGATCCGTCCGATCGACTCTGCAAAGATCCGCAAGGTTAAAGAGGTGAAACACAAAACAGATCCAGCGACTGGCGCAAAGTTGGTAGACAAGGTAAACGAGTTTTACATCTACCAAGACAAGGGCGGTACAGGTACTGGTGTCAAGTTGACCTCTGATTCTGTTTCGTATATCACTTCAGGTTTATTGGACAACTCAAAGAAACGTGTCCTGTCCTATTTACAGAAAGCAATCAAACCCGTAAACCAGTTGCGCATGATGGAAGACTCTTTAGTCATCTATCGTATGTCTCGCGCACCTGAACGTCGTATCTTCTATATTGACGTGGGTAACTTACCGAAGGGGAAATCAGAACAATACATCAAAGACATCATGTCGCGTTACCGCAACAAGATCGTCTATGATGCGAACACGGGTGAAATCAAGGATGACCGCAAGCATATGTCGATGCTTGAGGACTTCTGGTTACCACGTCGTGAGGGTGGTCGAGGAACAGAGATCAGTACACTGCCAGGCGGTGAGAACCTTGGTCAGATCGACGACATCATTTATTTCCAAAAGAAGTTGTACCGTTCACTGAACGTGCCTCTATCACGTTTAGAACAAGAACAACAGTTCGCACTAGGTCGTGCGACAGAGATCAACCGTGATGAAGTTAAGTTTCAGAAGTTCATTGACAGGTTGCGACGTAAGTTTGCAAACCTATTCACAGGTGTTTTAAGAAAGCAGTTGTTACTGAAAGGTATATGTACTGAACAAGATTGGGAGTCGTGGAAGAACCACATCCAGATCGACTTTAACCGCGACAACCACTTTGTCGAATTGAAGGAAGCAGAAATACTGCGAGAACGACTACAGACTATGGATCAGGTTTCCACATACGTAGGAGAGTACTTCTCACGTGAGTGGGTTATGAAGAACGTCATGATGTTCAATGATGAGGACATCGCAGAGATGGCGAAACAAGTCGAAGCTGAGAATGCAAACAGCGACGATATGGATGATGACTTTTAAGGAGTATATGTAATGAGTGAAACGGAAACAGTTGAACTATCACCAACTGAAAATTTAATCGGTGCTTTAGAGGTCGGCAACTTCACTTCTGCCGAAGAACTATTCAACACCATTATGCAAGACAAGGTTCAAGATTCGTTGGACGCCGAAAAGATTAGTGTTTCTAGTCAGATTTTCAACGGTGTTGAAGCAGAAGATTTAGAAGTAACCGACGAAGAAATCGATGCGGCATTTGAGTCAGGTGATTTTGAGGAAAACGAAGATACGGAAGAACTCGAATAAAATCGATGTTAAAAACTTTTCGTGTATAAATAGACTAATAAGGAGACAAGATGAAGACTTTTCAAGAAATTCGTGAGGCAAAGGACAAGGTCGTCTTCAACAAGAAGATGTCTGGTTATCCTGTTGTCATTACTAAGGTCGCAAAAGGATTCCATCTAACAATCGACGGAGATTCTGTCGATACCTTTAAGTCACAAAAAGAAGCGGAAACAACCGCAAAACAAGTCCTGAAGGACTTAGGAAAATAAAATGAAGCTGATTAGCGAATTCGTAGAAAACGACATTGAATGCATCGTTGAAGCCAAAGAGAACGGCGAGAAGAACTTTGTCATTGAAGGTGTATTCGCTCAGGCAGACAAAAAGAATCGTAACGGACGTATCTACCCAAAACCAATTATGGAGAAGGCGGTAAATACGTATGTTGAAAATCAAGTTAGCAAAAAACGTGCTGTTGGGGAACTCAATCACCCTGAAGGTCCGACTGTTAACTTGGATAAAGTTTCTCACCTCATTACTGACTTAAAATTTGAAGGAAATGATGTGGTTGGAAAGGCACAAATATTGGATACCCCAATGGGTCAGATAGTGAAAGGTCTCTTAGAAGGAGGTGTTCAACTAGGTGTGTCAACTCGTGGAATGGGAAGTCTTGAGAGTAAAAACGGCGTAATGTACGTCAAAGATGATTTTATTCTTGCTACGGTAGATATCGTGCAAGATCCATCGGCACCGGAAGCTTTTGTTAATGGGATTATGGAAGGTGTGGATTGGGTCTGGAATAATGGAATCTTAGAACCTCAAGCTATTGAAGATATAGAGACTGAAATTAAGCAAGCACCTATCGCACATCGTCCTGAAGTGCAGATTCGTGAATTCAAGAATTTCCTCTCGTTAATCAAATCTAAACTATAAAGGAGTCACTATGACTGATTTAAATCAAGCAGTAGAAAGTGAAATCCGCGATACTGAGATTGAGTCTAACGAAATCGTGGAGGAAACTCTCGAAGAAGCAGCTCCAGAAAACAAGGACGCGGTCACTGAACCAGAAGCACAGGCTTCAGTTGACAAGGCATCCGATGCTGCTCCAAAGGCTACCCCACCAAAAACCAAGGCGGGCATGATCAATGCAATGCACAATAAGCTAATGACATCTACTAAAGCAGATGTTCAAGCTGCTTATGAAAAGATGCATGAAGGCGTTGTAAATACCGAAGACTTGGTAGCAGAAGAAGTAGACACTGCGTCTGAACTTGCTGCTATTGTTGAAGGTGAAGCGACTCTATCTGAAGAGTTCAAGCAAAAGACATCTGTAATCTTCGAAGCGGCTGTAAAGTCAAAGCTTTCAGAAGAGATCACACGTCTTGAAGAGAACTACGCGGTAGAACTTGCTGAAGAAGTCGAAACAATCAAAACTGACCTAGTCGGTAAGGTTGATTCATACCTAAACTATGTAGTTGAAACTTGGATGGAAGATAACAAGGTTGCTATTCAGAACGGTCTACGTACTGAAATCGCAGAGTCTTTCATGAACAACATGCGTGACCTATTCGTAGAGTCATACATCGAAGTTCCAGAAGCCAAGGTCGACCTAGTTGACGAACTTGCAGGACAAGTAGAAGAGTTAGAAGAACGTCTAAACAACACTACTGGCGATGCAATTTCACTAGCTGAAGAACTTGAAACTTATAAGCGTAACACTATCATCGCTGAGGCATCACGTGATTTAGCAGATACACAAGCGGAGAAGCTAAAGGGTCTCCTAGAAAGCGTTGACTTTGAAAACGAAGAATCTTTCGTTGCGAAGGTTAACACTGTCAAGGAATCATACTTCTCAAAAGAAATCCCAGAGCAACTTGAAGAATCTGTCGAAGAAACGACAGAGGAAGAAGTAGAGGTTTCATCTGTAATGGAGAATTACCTACACGCTCTTCGTAAAACCACTAAGCAATAAGGAATAGTAAAATGCAATCATTCGATACATTGATTGAGAAGTGGTCACCAGTACTTAACGAAGAATCTGCTGGCGCGATCACTGATCCACTACGTAAGGCAGTAACTGCTGCCGTCCTAGAAAACCAAGAACGTGCTCTAATGGAAGAGCGCAATGCAACAGCAGGTTTCCTAGCAGAAGCACCAACCAACTCAACTGGTGGTGCAATTTCGAACTGGGATCCAGTTCTAATCTCACTAGTACGTCGCGCAATGCCAAACCTAATGGCATACGACCTATGTGGTGTCCAGCCAATGTCTGGTCCAACTGGTCTAATCTTCGCGATGAAGTCACACTACAACGGTCAGGGACCAGGCAACGAAGCACTAGGTCTTGACGAACCACAATCTGGTTTCTCTGGTGCAGTCGATGCAGCAGGCGAATCTTCAGGTCTTTCTGGTCTACAGGCTGACGGAACTGGTCGTGAACTAGGTCTACCAGGCCGTCCAATGTCTACAGGCGCTGCTGAGTCTCTAGGTGAAGTTGACGGTTCATTCAAGGAAATGGGTTTCTCAATCGAGAAGCAGAGCGTTGTTGCTAAGTCACGCGCACTGAAGGCTGAGTACTCACTAGAACTTGCGCAAGACCTAAAGGCAATCCACGGTCTAGACGCAGAGACAGAACTTGCAAACATTCTGTCTACAGAAATCCTTGCAGAGATCAACCGCGAAATCGTTCGCACAATCAACTCTCAAGCGGTTCTAGGTGCACAGACTTCTAACGTCGCTGCTCCAGGCATCTTCGACGTATCAACAGACGGCGACGGTCGCTGGTCTGCTGAGAAGTTCAAGGGTCTAGCAATGCAAATCGATCGTGAAGCAAACGCAATCGCGAAGGCTACACGTCGTGGTAAGGGTAACATCGTCGTATGTTCATCTGACGTTGCTACTGCACTTGCTGCTTCTGGTCAACTAGACTACACACCAGGCGCTGGTCTATCAGTAGATGATACTGGTAACACATTCGCTGGTACTCTAAACGGTCGTCTACGCGTATTCATCGACCCATATGCAACTGTTGATTACCTAACAGTTGGTTATAAGGGTTCAAACGCATATGACGCAGGTATGTTCTACTGCCCATACGTACCACTACAGATGGTCAAGGCTGTTGCAGAAGATACATTCCAACCTAAGATTGGTTTCAAGACTCGTTACGGCATGGCTTCAAACCCATTCGTATCAGGTCCAGGCCAACACGACATGGCTAACACAGCAGGTGCGAACACATACTACCGCATCTTCCGTGTTGACAACCTAATGGTCCAAGGATCATAATAAAAAAGAACTAGTCTACTAGTCATTTTGGGGAGTCTTCGGACTCCCTTTTTTTTGTGTATAAATAATTCGATAACGAGGATGGATTATGAGCGTAACATCAAACACAAACCTTTTACAACCTACGGGATTCCGTATCGTAATCGAGCGCGCGAAATATGGTAACCTTGAATTCTTTGCGCAGTCAGTAACACACCCAGGCTCTACAGCAACACCTTTTGAGATGCCTGTTCCAAAAACACAAAGATTCCCTGTTGCCGCTGACACAATAGAATATTCGGATTTGTCAATTAGTCTCATCCTAGACGAAGACATGGTCGCTTATAAAGAAATGCAAGATTGGATGCAACGCACCGTAGATTCGTCTGAGGACTTGTCTCACGATATCACGATTATTATTCTCACCAGTCACAACAATGCAAACATCAAAATAACATATGAAGGATGTCTTCCCACCCAGATAGGTTCGGTCGAATTGAACGCTACTGCCGGAGACGTTGCATATATAACATACGAAGCATCATTTAGGTTTACTAAATTCACTATATCATGATGGTAAAATTGGACATAAAGAACCGGAACCTCTTGGAGATTCTGGAAGACTTCCGATATACGTATCGGGAGTTGTATCAACCCGAACAGACAAACCGATGTCTGGTCGAGGAGTTGCGTGGACAGTCAGACCACTACACGGGCGAAGAGGAGATGTGGCGTGTCATTGACGAAGGTCGTGACCACAGAGGTGCCGCAGAGAACTCCGTCTGTTATCCCATCAAACCCGATCACTACTTTGGGACACACCCAGAAGAATACCGTAAGACGTGGAACGCACTGAACTCCAGTTTTATGGAGGAACTAGGTGTGCAACACAGTGCACTCTCAACACTCTACCCGCCAGGCGGATTCATCGGTTGGCACAACAACGCAGACGCATCCGCATACAACGTGATCTTTACGTGGTCCGAGAGAGGAGATGGGTGGTTCAAATATGTCGACCCCAAGACAGAACAGGTCATAACGGTTCAAGACGAACAGGGGTGGAATTGCAAAGCGGGATACTTTGGAGACTACGACTCAGGTAATGTGGTCTACCATGCCGCAAGAACAGAATGTTACCGTATGACTCTCAGTTACGTATTGGGTCATGACGAAGACTATTGGAAAGATTGTATTGAAACGATCACCAATATGTGATATAATGTAGTTTTGAAAACCCCACGGATTATACATGCTTAATATTGAAGCGATACACAAGGAGTGGGCAGAGGACTCTGTCATTCCTATGCACCAACTGGATGAGACATCACGTCAAATCCCCATGCTACACGCAAAGTATTTAGAATACCTCACTGTAACCAAACTTACCCTACGTCGCGCAGAGTCGTCACAGAAGATCCTGTTGAAGGAGAAGTGGTTGTACTACAACGGTAAGATGGACCCACAGACTCTACAGGAAAAAGGATGGGATCCAGATCCATTCAACGGTCTCAAGATTCTCAAGGGTGAGATGGACTACTACTACGACTCTGATCCAGAGATCTCGAAGTCTGAAGACAGAATCGTCGCACTTAAAGCACAGATAGATAGTCTTACAGATATTCTTAACATGATCAAATGGAGGCATTCGACGATCAAGAACATGATTGATTATCGTCGATTCGAGGCTGGTGGATAACAAGATTCGCATTAGGATGAAGGACTACTCCCATTTTATGGTGGAGGCTCATCCTGCTCAAGAGAACGAGTTGAAGGAATACTTCTCTTTCTTTGTGCCCGGCTACAAGTACATGCCCGCATACAAGTCCCGACACTGGGACGGCAAAGTCAAACTGTACAATATGATGACCAAACAGATGAACGTGGGTCTCTACACGCACCTACGGAAGTTCTGCGCGGATCGTTTCTACCCACTGGAGATTGTTGAACATGAGACTTATGGGATTCCTTCTTTCCGTGAAGACATCGACCATCCTGCCCTTATTGACTTTCTATCTCTGCTTGATGCTCCTTTTAAACCACGAGACTATCAATACAAGGCAATTTCTCATGGGGTGGAACACCGAAGATGTATCCTTCTTTCTCCCACTGGTAGCGGGAAGTCATTTATTATATACAATCTTTTACGGTATTGCTACGAAGTCACCGAAGGAAAGATCCTAGTTATCGTCCCAACCACGTCGCTGGTGGAACAGATGTACAAAGATTTTGAAGACTACGGTTATGACGTAGATGAGTTCTGTCACCGTATCTACTCCGGCAAGGAGAAGGTCACGGACAAACGTGTCATAATATCTACATGGCAATCCATTTACAAATTCGGTAAGGAGTGGTTCGAACAGTTCGAATCAGTCTTTGGTGATGAGGTCCACCTGTTCAAGGCGAAGTCTCTGACTACCATGATGGACAAGTGTGTTAACGCAAAATATCGTTTCGGTCTTACGGGTACGCTCGATGGGACGGAAACAAACAAACTTGTTCTAGAAGGTCTTTTCGGTCCAACAATGGTTGTTACCCGAACTGTTGAGTTACAAAAGACAAAAGAACTTTCGGAACTGGACATCTCTATTCTGCTACTTAGATATCACAATGATGTCTGTCAACAAGTTAAGGAGATGTCGTATCAAGAAGAGTTAGATAAGATCGTCACCTATGAACCCCGCAATCGATTTATCAGTAAACTAACACTCGATCAGTCGGGCAACACCCTCGTAATGTTCCAGTTCGTTGAAAAACACGGAAAGGTTCTTTACGAGATGATTAAGTCTATGGCTGAAGAAGGGCGTAAAGTATTCTACGTATCTGGTGAAGTAGATGCCACAGACAGAGAACAAATAAGAGGGATAGTAGAAAAGGAAAATGATGCAATTATCGTTGCTTCTCTTGGTACTTTTAGTACTGGTATTAACATCCGCAATCTTCATAATATTGTATTTGCGACACCGTCCAAGTCTCAAGTCAAAGTACTCCAATCGATTGGCCGTGGTCTTCGTCAGTCTGATGATGGTCGGACTACTCGACTTTTTGATATTGCTGATGATCTTCATATTAGGAATCACAAGAACTTTACACTGAAACACAGTGCTGAAAGGATTAAGATATATACTAAAGAAGGATTTAAATACAAGATTTATCCTATAAACCTTAAACCAATAAAAGTAGAAGAAGATGTCGAAAACAACCTCTTTGGTTAAACACTTAAAATTAATAACAGGTGAAGAACTAGTTTGTGAATTGATGAGCGAAACTGGAGACTCACTTATAATTAGAAATGCACTGTCTTTGATTGAAAAAGATCTAACTAACGGTGGTAAGTATTATGCGTTTAAAACTTTTATGGTATACCAAGACAGTCCCCAAAATGTTATGATTGTCTTCTTTGATAAGATCATGTCAGTTGCTGTTCCAACAGAAGAGATGTATGCTTCTTATGGTGCTGCTATAAAAGAGATGAACGAGTACAATGAAGAACAAGAACTCAAACAGAAAGATAGAGATGAATGGGAGAATGACTTGTCTTTAGAAGATTTCTTAAATGAAATGGACCGTGACAATGACTTCATGGATTCTGACGTAGAAGGAATGATCAAGAATTAGGGCCATACTATTCTCCCCTTTGGTTAAAGAGATTATACAGTATAAATCACATTCTGTCAAGACTTTTTTTAAAATATTATGAAAATAGGTTTCACATGTTCAACTTTCGACCTTCTACACGCAGGTCACGTCCAACTTCTACGTCACGCTAAAGATCAGTGTGACTACTTGATAGTAGGTCTACAGACAGACCCCACTATCGATCGTCCCAACACCAAGAACAAACCCATACAGACTTTGGTTGAAAGATACACTCAACTGAGGGCGGTTAGTTATGTCGATGAAATTATTCCGTACCAAACGGAACGAGATCTCGAAGATATTTTGTCTCTATATAATTTGGATGTTCAGATATTGGGCGAAGAATATCGTGAGAAAGATTTCACTGGAAAAGATATCGGTCGTAAACGGGGAATAGAGTTTTATTTTAATGAAAGATCTCATAGATTTTCTTCAAGTGAATTGCGACAAAGAGTCGCCTATAGATCAGAAATTGGATTGACACACAGGTCAAAATAGGGTATAATTACCTCATTAAAATTTGGAAGTTGTATATCATGAAACCTAAAGAAAAACCACATTACGTCAATAATAGAGACTTTTCTAACGCAGTCGTCGAGTACTGTACCTCTGTTCAAGAGGCAAAAGATGTCGGTGAGTCTACACCGATCGTCACAGATTATATCGCTTCCTGTTTCCTAAAGATCGCAGAGGGTCTCTCTCATAAAGCAAACTTTGTTCGGTATACCTATCGTGAAGAGATGGTCATGGACGCAGTTGAGAACTGTCTCAAGGCGATCGAGAATTACGATATCGAAGCTGCAACTAGATCGGGCAAACCAAACGCATTCGCTTACTTTACACAGATCTCATGGTATGCATTCTTGCGTCGGATTCAAAAGGAAAAGAAACAACAAGACGTAAAGATGAAGTTCATCGCAGAGGCAGACATCGGTGAGTTCCTTGACGACGATGGTGAGGGGTATGGAAACATGCAATATGCGTCCCCCTTTATTGATACACTACGTATGCGTATCGATGCAGTGAAGGGTGCTGACCAAGAGTTTAAAGAGTATGCGAAAGAAGAGAAGAAACGTAAGCGTCGTGCTGTTAATGTTGACTCAGATTTATCGGAGTGGATGGAATAATGTGGACTTATGAATGTAAAGCGGGAACCTACAAAGAGATTTCCCTACCTCGCTTGGTGTGGACTATCTTCACGCACCGACTACACCACTTTATACAAGACGGAAGATTTTCAGATTAAACTTGACAAACCCCTCATACTATAGTATAATGTGTGTCTAAATTAGTAAAAGTTTAACGCGGGAGTTCGTTATGGAGACAGTGAGTACCCCTCACCTGTAGTAGGTGAAATCCCTACATCCCGCTCCAATTACTGAGAGTTTATGAAGATCGCTATATTGAATGACACCCACTGCGGGTGTCGTAATTCGTCTGAAATTTTTATGGATTACCAAGAACGCTTCTATACAGAAGTGTTTTTCCCTTATCTGTTAGAAAATAACATCACCCAAATCCTACACCTTGGAGACTATTACGACAATCGTAAGACGGTCAATCTCAAGGCGCTCAGTCATAATCGAAGAATATTCTTAGATAAATTGCGTGAGTACAACATCCACATGGACATCATCCCAGGCAATCATGATGTCTATTTCAAAAATACCAATGAACTCAATTCCCTGAAAGAATTGATGGGTCACTACATGAACGAGGTCGACATTCTTATGGATCCGATCGTGCGTGACTACGATGGTATTAAGTTCGGTCTTGTACCTTGGATCTGTCCAGAGAATGAGGAAGAAATTAATACCTTCCTTGATAATTGTGGGGCAGATGTTATTGGTGGTCACTTTGAACTTGCTGGATTTGAGATGGATAAGGGTCTAGTATGTAAAGAGGGTATGGACTCCGCACCGCTACAAAAGTTCGAGACGGTCCTGTCCGGACACTTCCACACCAAGTCATCGCAGGGTAACATACACTACCTTGGTGCCCAGATGGAGTTCTTCTGGAACGACGCACACGACCCCAAGTATTTCCACATCTATGATACAGAAACACGAGAACTCGTTCCCGTGAAAAATGATGTGACTATCTTTCACAAGATCTACTATAACGAAGATCAGGTTAACTACTTCGAAGATCTCTCTTATCTTGATGGCAAGTTTGTCAAGTTGATTGTGACTAATCGATCGGACATGAAAAAGTTCGAAAGGTATGTGGACCGCATCCAACAACAGAAGATTCACGAACTGAAGATCGCCGAAGACTTCCGCGAGTTCCGTGGTGAGAATGTGGGTGACAGTGAAATAAGTGTTGACGACACTGAAACTTTAATCTATAATTATATCCAAGATGTGGATACTGACTTAGATAAAGATCGAATTAAAGGACTTGTGTCGGAACTAATGGTAGAGGCGCAGAGCGTAGATGTTGCATGATTAAATTCCAGAAACTCCGTTGGAAGAATTTTCTTTCGACGGGTGATTACTTTAATGAGATCGACTTCCTAGAGAACCCAACAAACTTAGTGGTTGGTGAGAACGGCGCGGGCAAGTCCACTATGTTGGATGCCCTGTCGTTCGCTCTCTTTGGTAAGGCGCATCGTAAGATCAATAAAGCACAATTAGTAAACACCATCAACAATAAAGACTCCAGATGTGAAGTCGAATTCGTTGTTAATGGTGTTCAGTATAAAGTTATTCGTGGTATCAAACCCGCCAAGTTCGAGATTTGGAAGGACGGTACCATGCTCAATCAAAGCGCACACGCGCGTGAGTACCAAGAGATTCTTGAGAAGAACATCCTACAGATGTCTCACAAGAGTTTCCACCAAATTGTTGTTCTCGGTTCGTCGTCTTTTATCCCATTCATGCAACTCAACTCTACTTCTCGGCGTGATGTGATCGAAGACCTTCTTGATATTAACATATTTTCCAAAATGAATGTGATACTCAAGGAGAAAATCTCTCTCCTCAAAGGCGAGCTCGAGAACAACAACCATTCTATCGAGATGGTTAGAACACGCATATCTTCTCAAAAGAAGTATATCCGTGATCTGAGTGCCATTAACACTGCGCATCGTAAAGAGAAAGAAGAAGAGATCAAAAGTCTCAACGACGATATCGCAACTTTCAATGAAGTCAACGCAGAACTGTCCGAAACCGTCAATAATTTGTTACCTTCGGTCACAGAAGAATTAAGCAAAATGCGTACCAATAAGACTAAATTGGAGAAGTATCGCACTAAATTTGATACACAGGTTAAGTCTGTTGTTAAAGAAGCAAAGTTCTTTGATGATAATGAAGTGTGTCCTACATGTGACCAAGACATAGGTGATGAACTGCGCAACAGTAAAAAGTCTGCTGCGAATGAACGTGCAC